AGGTGATGACCTATTGGGCCGTACCATCAAAAAGAAAGTAGCAGAAAAGCACCGCATCAATTTAGCGCGGCACCAAAATCATGCAGCGGTAAAACCCTTTGTGAAAGAGTTTCTTGAGCATGGTGAGTTGCCAGAATTAGCAGAGTTGCCGCCTGTGAAGCGGCCCCGTCTGCGAATGAAGCTACTCCTGCACTAAAGGAGATTGCGTAGATTCTTTACTACTCTGTGGCCTACGCCCACGGCCATGCCAAGCTGGGCAATTAGGTTAGTTATAGCAGTTGCGTCAGATGGCGCGGCTTGCCATGCGGCATAAGCTCCAAGCACCATCGGATAAGAACCTGATACCTGCGCTACGGTGTAGGCAAGTACAGTTTTCCACCCGTCAATTTTCTTAGGGAGTACGAATACAAGGCTCAGGAGCTTTGATATAAATTTCATTGTAATCCTTTTTTGATTATACCGTCATTGAACTCTCTTGCGTCTTTTTGGGTACAGTACGCTTTACGCATTGTTGGCGGTACAAACGGCCCAGGTCGCCAGCCATTAGCACACGGCTTCCAGGCTAATGCCATCAATGCTTTGTCGTTCTTTGCCCAAAAATCATGCCGCCTGATGTTGCTGTAACTAACCCCATCCAGGTCAACGATTGTGTTCTTGTTACCCTTTACAGGCCCATGGCGCTCACAGACAAGCCCAGGCGCACAGGCCCCCTTTACCGGATTGTCCACGATACGATGGCCAGGGAATTGAGCAGCAACATACTCATTTAGTTTATACCGCGCTTCTTGGCTAATTGAGCACTCCAAACACGGCTTTACTAGAAACTCTGCCGGCTGCACTGCCAGGGTTATATCTTCCTTGGCTAGGGCTATAGTGCGGTCAATGCGGGCATAAGTCGCTGGGTCATTATTCAAAATGGCGCGTGTGGCTTGCCTGGTATTCATGCCGCCAAAGCACTCATGTTTTTGACACCGACGGCCACGCTCAGGAAAGCAGGTGGAGTTGCAAATAGAGATTCGTATAAACTTTGGCCTAGGGTCAGCCAGAACCACTTTAGAGCACTTACAGCCATCGGCGTTGAAAGTACCATAAAGCCAGCCAGCATTGATTCTAGAGGAACCCTTATAGGCGGTCATAATGGGCTCACAAGGCGCTTTAGCCGCGCACCCTTGGCCTATCCATGAGATACCCCTATTGGCCTCGCCTTGGCTTACTGAGGGGCTTATCAACGTTATAACGCTTAATAGCAGGATCTTAATCATAAGGCGGTCGCTCCGGTATGATAAGCAGCTTTTATGGTCAATTCTGCTTCATCAGTACCAGATAAATACCGTAGGAACCACTCAAAAGCGTCTTTGCTTTCTGTGATCATGGACGCGCCCATAGTCACGCCAAATTCCATCCCCACCAGAATGCAGCCGCGAGTATCCGCTGAAATGTTGCCTTTGTGGAAAAGAATATGGCTGCGCTTTGGCACACGCTCCACCAGAAACGTCTCACCGAATTTAGAAGAATAATACCGAGTCAGTTGATACCTGCCCGTAGGAATACAGGAAATATCTTTCTGGTTGCCTAGCCACGGTTTTTCCAAGGTGACCAGTCGCGGATAATCGTCAATGCAGAGTACTCCCAGCGTAGCATCATGCCGCTCCTTGACCCGCACCAATTCCAGTTTCACTTTTCCCCCGCGCTAAGATGCAATCCTTTTTCGCTTTGACCAATAGTAAGCGGCGTTTTGGTAAAGGCAGAAATCAGCAGCAGGATGATAGCGGTGAGCATCATTAACCCAATACACGCAAGCGTAAACATTCGTTTGGCGTGCTTGTCAGCAAGCGACTCAAGGGAGCGCGCAATCTTTGCTGTCTCATCCCTAAGCCCTGCCAAGCTCATCAGTTGCCCTGAATGCCCCTCTGTCCGAATATCGATTCGCTCAGTGCGTTGATCAATTCGTTCGGCAAGATGCGCTATCATTTCAATTTTGCCTCGTAAGTCTTTCATGGACTTGCAGCCTCTAGCGCCTCAACACGAACAGACAATTCTTGAATCGCTTTGCACAACACGGCTGTTAGACGGTCGTAGCTTACAGATTCAGGCAGCCCATCTTTATCGAGAGCCACAACTTCCGGAATCACCGTAGCAGTTTCCTCTGCTATGAATCCCACGTCTTCGCGCTTCCCCTCTTTATATGCGAACTGTTTTGGCGCTAGTTGATTAACAGCGGCCAGGCCGTATTGAATTGGTCTGATGTTCTCTTTAAATCGAGCAGAGGAAGTGTCGTAAGTCCATTCCCCATTTGTGTTGTTGTAGCGCATGGCATGGGTGCCAGCCCCAGCAGTCAGATTGACCACTCTGAAAACAGTCCCGTTTCCCCAGATTGTGGGATTCGCCGCATACGCACCACCAACGATGCCGGAATAATTGCCAATCGCAATTACGGCAGTGCCATTAACTCTAGTTGAAACAGCAGCTCCTCCTGCCGTGCCACTGTTGGCACCGTTCACAGTGCTCTCTACTGTTCCTACGCCATTTCCCACAGTGAGCGCGTGGTTAGTGGTTGTGGTTCCAATACTAACATTGCCATTCGTCGCAACACGAACCCGCTCAATGTCACTTGTAAGCAATGTGAGAGGCGTAAAACTACCCGTGCCACGCTTGGAGGCGGTAATTCGCGCCTCTGTCGAACCAATCATTGCAACCTGCAACGTGCTGTTGTTTGTTGCGCTACTACCCCCGTTTAAGTTAACGCTGCTGGTCGTACCACTTCCATCAGTGATTATCTCAACAATCGTATTGCCATTAGTCGTCGATGTTTGTAGTGCTGTTCGGCTAGTGGTCGTAGCATTGCTGAAATCACCCTTAATTGTGGCGCTTGTGTTAAGAGTTATTCCCGCCTTAATCTGTCCCACCGTGGAATAATCACTGTCTGCGGATCCATTAGCGCAGTTGGTATGTTTGAAGCCGCCCATCGGCAGATTAGCGGTAGGAGTATTTTGCCCAGTCTTGTTAATGCACTGGTTAATGCCATCGGTAGCCAGATCATTAAACGCCGTGTCATGCAACGATGCTTGAATAGGAATGCCAGCACCGGCATCATCCTGCCACCCAGTAGGCCCATCAATTCGTGTAAATGTTCCGCCAGTCCATGCCATAATTATTGTACTCCACGTTTTCTTAACTCTTCAGCAGCTTCTGCCTTTTCTTCATCTAAACCGGTTGCAATATTATACTGCGTTTGAACGCCCTCATTGAGCGGTTGCATCCCCTGTAAATTTGCATACGTCTGCGCCCCTATTGTTCCAAGCTGGCTAGGTTGCGTCAAAAACAATCGCATTTGTTGCTGCATCAATTCTCGTTCTGCTGGTAATGCCGCTTGTCGTGCAGCGTCACGCGCAGCTTTTTCATCGAGTAACCGCATTGCAAATGACGGATTTTCAAATGCCTTGGTCAATGTCGCGCCAATTCGTGCCGTTCCTTTTGCAGGATAACCCGCAGCTAGTTTTTTGCCAGCCTCCATTGTTGCAGCAGCTTTCCTTCCTCCCATTACTGCAACCAATGTTTGTCCAAGAACACCCTCTGGCTTTGCTACGCCTGGCCTAGTTAAAATGGCGCTTTGTACCGAACTAGGCAGCTCCGCTTGCTGGATAGCCTCCTCCCGTAACTGTCGCCCTAATACCTTCTCTTTAGCTCCCCCAGACGCAATATTCTGCAACGTCTGTTTTTCTGTTTGCGTGCCTAAATATTTTTGAAATCTCGGCCATAACTCAGTTTGCTCTAGCAGATTCTCATTTTTTTGAACCCAGTTTCGTTTTGCTTGGTCGGTTGTGAGTTTATTAAATTCACGCAATTTACCGGCCATCAATAACATGCCGCCTGTAATCTTTGGTTTGCCTTTAACTGCTTCTACCTTGCCAAACACTTGCTCAAATTCTGGCATGGCTTGAGCATTGTTAGTCAACCGATCAAATACTTTTTCCGGTTTTACTTTTCCGGTTTTTCCCATTACGGAATCAGCTAGTGGGCCATTAAAATATAAATCTACATACTCTTTGTATTTCCCATTTATTTTTTTCAACTCTGCCCCAACTTTAGGAGCTTCATCTACCACCGCAGTTAATTGATTGGCCAACTCTCCCAAGTGTTTTTGTGTAGCGCGATTACTACTTTTGCGCGCAGCATTTAATATTTCCGACCGAATGGTCTGAATCTCTTTGAGCGGAATTTCGTTTTTTGCCGTTTCTTTTAGTAAGTCTTTTTGGCTAGGACTTAATATAATGCTGGACGCCCCCTCTGAAGGGTACAATCCTTTAATCTTATTAGCATAACTTTCAACAATACTTGGAACCTGCTCGCCAAATTTTGCTTTTAAATACCCATTTACCTTCTTATCAAGATCGCCCAAGGTAATTTTAGTATTTAGTAATTCTGGAGTGTACTCAGATGATAGCGCGTCATAGGTTTGTTTGCGCGACTCTCTAAACTTCCTTTGTAGCGTTTGCCCTAATTTTAATTCAGTTTTGTTTTGTAATCCTTTTGGCGCAAGTGCTTTTATTTCACTTTCAATTTGTTTTGCTTGTTTCGCTTCCTTTTCAAGGAATGTTTGTGCGCCAACCTTCGACTTGCTTAGTTCTGTTTCCACCGCTCCAACAAGCGGATCTTTGGTAGCTTGAAATAGTGTAGGATTCGGCAGGGATGTACTTTGCAATCCCGTTGCGATTCCTTCTTTGGTAACGCCGAGCTTTGTAAGCACTTCGGCTGCCATGTCATTTGCGCCTTCAACCGCTCGTGGGCCGAGAGCGTTTCGTAACTTCTTTCCTCCCCAGGCGAGAGCTTGTGTGCCCGCTCTAATACTTGGTGGAAGTAGCGCCCCAGCCGCCCGCACTCCAGTTTCTATTCCAGCACCCATCGCAGCCTCTTCTGCTGCTTTTTGTTGAATTGCCTGTAGGTTTTGTCCTTCTAATGGTGATTTGCCTTCTGCTACATCCGCCGCTACATTATAAACAACATCAGCTCCATAGCCTCCTAGCGCACCGCCTAAAATAGCGCCCACTGGAACAGACAATCCCGCAGTAAATGGAACAAATGGTACTCCTGCGGCTGCCCCAGATTTTGCACCTACGCCCGCGCCCGCTATGTTAGCCCCCAAGGAGCCAAGGTTTCGTAATCCTCCTTGTATCTGATTTAATATCCCAGCACCAAGAATTGGCATTTCCGTAGCCGCAGAAGACGTTTGCGCGTTAGGTATTTCACTGCCCAAACGTGCTAATTCTGCTGCCGCTTCTTCTTGTTCGGATGCCATTTTTAAATGATCCTATTTACCTGCTATTCGTTGCAATTCAACTATGAAATCCGTTTCTGATAGTTCACCAGCGTCTTTTTTGGCTTTTAATTCTTTAACCGTTAAATTCGGTTTTTCAGGGCCAAATATATCGTTGATCATTCCTAATGCATCGTCAGTCGTTCCCTTTGATAATCCGACATATTGACGAGATGAACGCGATACTTGCCTGGTAAACTCTTCTAACCGTGCAACCAGTTGAGAAGGTGTTGCCATTGGATCATTTAGTATTTTTTGAATGCGCCCATATTCTGCTTCTGCTGCTGCCGCGCCAGTTCTTTGAATAGTATCTCTACTTGCAAGTTCCCGCATTTTGAAAGCAGCTAGGTGTTCCTTATCAAAATAAGGAAGTAACTGCGCCATTTTTAATTCAGCCCAGTTATCGACTTGTTTAAGTGCTTTAATTACATCTTGAGCTTTCTGTCCGACATCCATGATTTTTTGTAAGTCAGTAACTTGACCAGCGCTCAGTTTATTATTTTTATTCAAATTGGTTAAACGCTGCGTTAATAAAGCAGATTGCTGTTCAAATTGCTGTTTGAGTTTTCTATCGTTAGCTTCCAACTGAAGTGATTGAATTTCTTTTCTGTTTTCTTGTCTTTGCTGTTCAGTTAATTGTGCATTTGTTTGCTTTTGTGTCAGCACCTCCAAATCTCTTCTTAACTGTTCGTCAGTTTTAAATTTAATTGTCTGTTGTTTTTGCTCGGCCTGTAATGTTGCGGCTTGTCTTCCTAGGTCGCTTAAAGCAAATTTGGCGGGCTCTTCAAGGCTTACTCGCTCTCGCATGCGAGCTTCTTGTTCTTTTTGTTCAAGTGTTTGTGGAAGAGCTGCTGTTGTTTGCGGGCTAAATTGTCGTTTAATAGCTTCTCTTTGAGTATAACCCGCAAGAATATTTGGATCCGTTGCCTTAAATACCTCAAATGCTTGTTTGTTTTGTAACTCCGCCGCTAATTTGGCCTGCTCGATAGCTTGCTTGCGCTGATTCTCGGCCATCGCCAAAGACAAACGACTGCCTAAGCCAGCCAAACGCTCATAGCCTGGCTGAGCTAGTTTTTGCGCTAACTGGTCTTGTGAGGTCGCTCCCATAACATCAAGCAGTTTTGGTGCTAACTCACGGTTTGCTGCTTCGGCTTCTCGCTTTGCGCCATACTGCAACAAGCCAGCCAATAAACCACCACCGACAACTGCTGCCAGATTAGAGCCAGTTGACCCATAGGGATTTACAACTGCCGGTAGATTTCTAGCAATTATCTGCGCTGGAAGGCCAAACGTAGTTTCCTGCGGTGTATATAAAAGCTCATCAAAATAATCTTGATCTGCCATGTTATCCACCCATTATTGATGAGCCTACTCCAGAGGCAGCGCCCGATACGAAAGCATTACCGGTAGATTGTTCTTTCTGAGGCGGCTGATTACCACGAATAGCTGCCTCGTTAGCCATTTGCCGATCTAAATATTCTAGGCGTTGTGCAAATGTTAATGCGTTCGGATCTCCGCGTGGCATTGAACGATTCATTTGCCCTTGCAACCTAATTTGTTCTAGGGCTTGTTGTCCTTGTTGCCCTAATTTTTGCTGCTCCCACGTTAGTCCCTGACCAAAACGCTGTTGCTCGCCCATCTCACCATAGAAAGGAGCAAATGCCCCCATCATTGTAGCTGGCATCTGATATTGTGTAGACGCCTGATTAAAGCCCTGTTGCTGCACACCTTGAGCCGCAGTCTGCGCTGAACTCATTGCCGCTTGTCTTTGGCTTTCTTGATTCTGATTTACTTGCTGTTGCAGTGAACGGTATGCCTCACTATTAGGATCTAATCCACGCTCCGCAGCCATTTGCCTGAAGTCAGCTTGCTCTCTAGCAAACTGCGGGCCCATTGTGCGCTCAAAATTCTGCATCACATTACCGTAGGCTTGTTGCATCTGCTGCCCAAAGTCGCCTGGCTGAAACTGCCCTTGTGATTGTAGGAATCCTAGCTGCTGATTTAATCCACCGTAGATACCCTGGCTAGCCTGTTGCTCTGGGGTGGGCTGTGCCGGAGCAGCCGGTTGAGCAGCTTGTGGTGGTTGTGCAGCATTTGCCGCCTCCTTTCTGACAACTCTGCCTCTGGCATCAATCTGCTGCCCGCGTGAATTAACGCGCTCTCCCTTAGCGTTTTGATAGACCCCAGGAGATACTCGTCTAAGCCCGCTTTGTGCTGCTGATTTTTTTGCCTGTGTCGATGGGCTGGTTGCCATCGCCCCTTTTTTCTTCTTCTTCGCCATATTTATACCTGTCCACCCACATCAAATCTTATTTCAAAGCCATAAAACTGACACTCAGAATTTGATATTGCACCTGAGAATCTTACAGCAGCAGAATGCCCCTGGCCCCGCGTCGCATACCGATTGAAAATGTATTCGGTTTCGGAAGACCACGGAGAGCCCCAAAGAGAACCCCACGGAGTAGTAGTTGCCACCCCAGTGCTTACCTGGTCAACAATCGCAGTTTCTTGAAAATTGATATCTAAGCCCAATCCAAGAGTAATGCCTTTGTTAGCTTTTAGCAGAGGTCGAATATCCTTGAACGCTTTAAAATTACCCCTAGTGCCAAAATAGGAAAAAGCACAACGCCCAGCGAAATGAATAGGCAAGCCATTATCAGTGAAGCCATCCTCTGCTTCAAACACTCTTCCGGTGGAACTACCGTAGTACGGTATGCCATCAGCAACATTGATTGTTATGGCATCCGTCGCTGTGGCCAATTCGTAAAAGCACCATCCTCGCGTATCAATCGAATACACCGCCATTTTTGATTGCGATTCAGAATTGGGAATGTTGATAAATACCCTTCTTCCCTGGGGCCAAAACATCCCATGCCATCTAGGCGAGAATGAAAAATACTTGGCTGCCTGTGCAATAAACGGATTTATGCGAGCGCTAACTACGTTTAATGCTTGCTCTGGGTCGCTCTGGAAAAGCGCAGATATTGGAATAATGCCCTGTTGGGTGAGTATCCAAACATCATTATTAACCCGCACAAATGCCCTAAAGCCTAGCGGCTTTCCAATAACGTATCGCGCTACTAGTCCCCAAGCATCAGATGCAGGGGAACTGCCACTATAGAAAACTATCTCACCCTCTGAGCTTATTGCCCAAAAAAGGTCTTGGCTGGTCTGTGCTACCTGGTTTGTATAGCTACCGGCAAACAGCAGATACCCACCGTTCTTCATCACATACTGCAAATCAAACGATGTTAGCGCAGAGGATCCAACTGCCTGGGTATTGCCGTACCAGAATTTCATTGAATTTTTTTCAACGAAATATAGCCGCTCTTTATAAGCAGATACGTTTATAAGGTTAGCGAGAGTAACGCCGGTAAAGGTCGAATCGGCTACAGTTGTGCCGTCGTAAACTTGAACGGCATCCACCCCATTACACATATACAACCGGCTTCCAAACTGCTCGCAATTCATGTTTGTGCCGGTAGATGAAATGGCCGTGCTACCGGTGATGTTTGTAGCTACCCCAGCCGTTATCTTGTAAATTCTGCGCGTTGTTCCTGCGGCAACCGCAATTAGGTCAACCGTCCCATTTTGCCGACTATATGGGAAAAGCGTATTTACTGATGTTTGCGTTGCTGAAAGATCGCAATACGAACTATATCCTTTCCGCGTAATAGGCGCAGATGGCCCAGGAAACACATTGGTTAATTCCAATGCGTATTCTTGACCCATGTTATCAATGGGACTTACAAGGTCTATCCCCTGATACGGCGGTGATATTGTGAACGCTTCGTATGCCATCTTTCGACATTACTATCCCTGTTGCTTGACGCTTTCCATGTATGCTTGCATATATGCCGGATCATTTATTAATCTTTGCCGCTGTCTGGCTTGCTCCTCAAATTTCTGCCGTTGCAAATTACCCATTCCATATTGACCTTGAGTTTCCTTAAAGGATGGCTGGTAATTTCTAGCATCCCTATACTGCTGCGCCATTTGAGCTAGTTGTTCAGGAGAAGACTGCTGCGCGGTTGACGGCCCACCCGTCATTGGTGCCGCTGGTTGAGGAGTACCTCCACCTGGGGGTGTTATTGCTGGCTTAGTATATTGGGAGCCTCGTGCTTCACCTGGGAAAAAACCGGCTGGGCCTGTCAGATTTGGCGTTGGATCTGAAAAGTTTGTAGAGCCTTTGCGGTCAACCATAAGGTTTGCAAAACCTGCCGAATTAAAGTCTGGCTGTCCGCTTGGACGGTTGCCAATTCCTGGCATATTGCCCATTTCCTGACCCATTTGTGTGGGATTTGCCATCGGGCGCTGCATTGGTTGTGGCTGTTGAGGTAAGGCTTGACCACGCGAGTTTACAATCTTTCCAGCGGCATTTCGATACATTCCTGGGCTCACACGGGTTAATCCTGCCAGGCTTGGTGACTTGTTCAAAGCCCCGCTAAGTTTGCGGCCTCTAGGCTGCACTGCATTTGCTTGCACTGGGGTATTATTTTTCTCTTCCATGCTACCTCAACATTTCTGCTAGATCGTTACTGTACACCTGATATTCAGCTTCTTTTAACTTTCCATCTTCTTTTAACTTATCAAGTTGGGCCTGAGCATCAGTCCCATTCATGCCAAGTTTATTAAAGAAATACTTCATATTGCCGCGCATCTTGTCCATGTCATCCGATGCATTGGTCGTTCCTGCTTTGAGGAATTGTGCCGCAATAGCCTCTCGTGGTTTCGTATCCGTAGCACCTTGAATAGCTGCAAGCACATTTCCGTATGCCGCAGCCTTACCGACAACCGGATTCTCCAAGTCGATATCACCTTCTTTTTTGCCAAAGGTGAATTTATCCTTGCCCCAATCAAATTTGGAACCATCAGGGAGAGTGCCTTGATAATTCTCATCAAACAGGCCGACGTTATTTTCCAGCATCGCCTCGCGCCATTTATCGCGCACTTTTTGCCGCAAACCTTTGCCAGAGCCGCTAAAGCCGCTAATAAAGCCGTAAGCTCCGCCGAGCGCAGCACCAATGCCAGCACCAATACCCGTTCCTATACCTGGAACAAATGAACCAATTCCTGCGCCAAGTTGAGCACCCGCCATAGCACCTTCTGCTGCGGTTTGCCCTTTTTGTGATTTACTGTAATCGCCACTCTTTAACGCCATTTTGCCAAGTTTGTAACCACCCATAGCTATATTGGCGTAAGGAACGTATGTTTCACCGAATTGAGATCCAGCAGCATCTGCAATATTTAAAGCCCCTGTACCTATATTCAGAGCGCCTTCTAGTTTATCACCCTCTTTAAATTGCTTTGCGCCTTGATAAACCATAATGGCACCGGCGGCACCCTGTACCCAATCGCCAACGGTTGTACCAGTTGCCGCATCTTTTACGGTTCCATCAGGTGAGAGAAGATTACCTTCAGGAGTCATTGTAGACCCTGCTGGAAGCTCTGTGACTCGCGTTGCACTTAATCCGCCAGGTGTAGCTGGCCCAGCACCACTAGTTACCCTAGCGGCAGTTGCGCCCGTTGGTGTAGCCGGTGCCCCATCCTTGAACAACCCGCTAATAGCATCTCTAGTTTTACCAAATACTCTTTCGCCGCTTATAGCTTGAGTAATTCCACGGGTAGCCAAAGCGCCCGTTAGCATTCCACCCAACTGAGCATACCCACGCTTTTGAGCATCTTTTGCCTGTTGCTCCGGTGTCTTTTGACCCGTTTGAATACCTTGCGGAAATGCCTGTCTATAGGCTTGCATAGATGGAACACCCTGCTGCAATAGTGCAATGTAGGTATCGTATGGTGTTCTATTGACCTGTGCCATTAGATGAACGTTCCAAAAGTAGCTATACCGTCACGAGCAAAAATCAGATTCCGCTGCAATCCTCCGGTATACAAAACTTTGCCAGGATTCATCCGGCTAAAATCTTCATTCAACTGCACCTGATAACGTGGCTGAATGCCAGTAAGCGCATGAATCTCCGCAAATCTCTCTAGCACCCCTAACTCAAGGGTTTTTTCATTGAAAATGCTGACATCAGTATCAGCCAGGAAATCATTATAAATGCCGTCGTAATACGTCCAGGTTACAGCACCGTCTGATGCGCTGCCCGATGTATGAGTTGGCGGAGTGCCGCCAGATGTACCACCGGCAATCGTTTGGTAATAATTGCCATTATAGAATGTATAAGCGTTTGCAGCATAAAACGTACTTGCTGCCCAAATAGCCGGCCTAACCGACCGTTCCGCTATGTACTCAAATATAATGATTTGCCCTGTTTCGGTGGGTGTAGGGCTGATTAACAACTGCTTGTCTGTAATGCCTCTAAACTGAAACCGCTGGTATACGGTCGTATTCAGGCCATAGCCTTTAATCTCGGCATACTCCTGCTGAGTCATTGGGCCCAGGATTCGCCACCGAGTGCTTTGATTCCAAAAGGTATTATATTGATAGAACGAAAAAGCGGCTGGAAGCGCATACGTTGATTGACCGCTAACCAACGAAATACTTCCAGCCGCGTACATGAGAGGCCAAGGATATTGATCGGATATTTCTCGATTTATCCTTTGTACAATAGTACGAAGTTGCTTAGTGGTTGTTTCAGTCGACGCTGTAATAGCTGACTCAACTGTGTACCCAGCTTCATTTGCAACATTCTGTACGACTGTGCTTAATGTCATTCCTCATCTTTTCGCGGCCTACCAGGGCCACGTTTAACGTCTGGCTCTTGGGATACGTCTACCTTTGCTCGCTCAAACCGAATCCCTTCATTACCTTCGATGCGCTGCATCAAAAGCTCAATTTGATTCTCTAGACGATCTGCCCGCACCTTCTCCCGCTCTAGTGTTTCCCGCAGCGAAACCACCTGAGACTGAGGAGAATTAGCAGCATCAAGCCACTCCTTTGCCTCTTTAACGAATCGACCCAATGGCCCCATTCGTCGCTTTACTTCGTCGTTAGCCTCTGCAAGCTGCTCAACGGTACGAAAGCCAAGATAGGCAAGCTCATGGATGGCTGATGCGGTAATTTTCGGCCACTCCTTCAAAGGCATTCCAGATTGCACTTCTTTAGTGCCAGCCTGAAAAGCCTCCCAAAGCATTGGATGTTCCATCTTGTCCTGCGGCTCTAGCGCACGAACTGTCTCATCCTGCCCAGGCCATCTAAATGAAATGGATGGAATCTCATCAAAAATATCACGCCCAGCGTCAGCGCTTTTTTGTTCATTCTTACGGCACACCATGAACATCTTGACGTTACAGCCAGACCACTTGTTACGGGCTGGAGCGCCACCATTCATAATTGAATTCCAGTCAACTTGAGCCATATTTTACCCTTTAAAAATAAACGGTCATAAGGGATTTATAGCATTAAGCCTCGACTACGACGATGGTGTTAATAGGTGAACCGCTGGTTTGATACACCGTTATTGCTGTTCCAGGTACAAAGCCATCTTCAAATCTAAGAATGTTTGCTCCGGCAGTGCTAGGCAATACGACGCATTTATTGGTTGAAGTGGCTGCAATTCCTGTAAGGGTTTGACCCTCCAACCCAATGGCAACGTTCGCTGCACTGGTATTTTGGATCATCAGAAACTTTCTAGCGCCATTAGCAACTATCAACGTTGTACTAGTAGCTGTTGCAATTGTAGGGGTGCTAGTAGTTGTTTTTCCTGCGAAACAAACCATAGGATTTCCTGTAAAACAGGACGGCCATTTCTGGCCGCCCCTATTCTAATTAAGGTGCGTTGGTCTCGATGATCACCCAGTTATACACTGAGGTATCGCCAGCAGGCGCGCGAACAGTGAACGACGTGCCGTTTGTCTTAGCAAAAATGTAAGGAGCGCCCGCAGGGGTGCCGCCTACAGTTTTCAAAGACATAGCAACAACCATTGTGTCCGATGCTGCTGTGGTATTAACCACAACGCTGGTTGCACCATTTGCAGTAAATGTTCCTGCGGTAGTGCCAGTTTTATATTTGACATGATTGCCGGAAGCAGTGAACGACAAATTACCGGTGATCGTGCCATCGGTAACTTCTGCCGCCAACTCCGCAGGCATTCCCAAACCGATTAGTTCAGATGCTTGTGGCATAGTAGATCCTTAAATCAAAATTGGGGGGCCATTGCTGACCCCCCGTTTTATTAGTTGACCTTCAGATGGCCAACGCTTAACAACTCAACTGCCTGAGTTCCAGTTGTCGCTGCAAGTCCAACCACATAAGCAATTTTAGTGGTTGAAGTATCGTCAGCAACGCCAGCAGTTGCGGTTGTGTTGATGTTGTTCTTGGCAACATAGCCAGTAAGGAGCTTTCCTTTGATTCCCTTACCGACACCGCCACCATTTAGTCCACCAACCCATACCCAAAGATACTCGTTATCAGCAGCAGCAACCTGTGCTACGCCTACAAGTAATCCATTAGATCCAGCGTTAGTGGTGGTTAGCATAGCTGCCTGACCGTCGTTTTCGATTTTCACGAAAGCATACTGGTCGATAGCAGCATCAGCCTGAACAAACACAAACTCACCTTCAGTAGAACTTCCTACGTCCATGAGCTTGACCGGAAGAGGGCTAGATACCCCATCCCAGGTTTTCTTATAATTTACACCAAACGATCCTGAATGTGACATAACTCAAATCTCCTTACTATTAAGCGTAAATAACAGCCTGTAGAGCAGGAGCCGAGCAGCACAGATTGCCTTCAACAATGATAACAGTGAAGAAAGCATCCTGGTCAACTGGTCGAGCCATATCAGGAGCAAGAGGCTTGAAGTCAGCGCCGCGCACCAAATCCATTGTCCAATACTTCGTGTTAAGAAGTCGGCAAGAATTAGTTTCAAGCACCGAGCTGTTGAAGCCGCCGTCGAATACGAATGAGCAACCATCGTAATCAAGCGCTCTGAAGCCAGCTACCGCCTTTTTGGTTGGAAGCTGAATTCGCTGAATTGCAGTTAGGGAGCTATGGAGGAACTTCCAAGCAGTCCGATCCATGATTCCTAGGTCTGGCATCTCATCGCCACGAGTTACACGGCTAATAGCATCGGTGATCTGCTCCTGCACATTGGAAGCAGTTAGGGTGACATTTACTGCCACATTCTGCGCCCAGGTGTTAGTAGCACGATCAATGCTGCCGTAAGTACCAGAAGTCGGCGAAGTTGAAACAGCCTTCTTCAGACCGTCAAACTCCAAACCACCAGAACCCGTTCCGTCGCCACGAAGTGAGGTCGAAACAGTGTTCTTTAGCCGAGCAATAGAAGCCTTCATCTTGGTCTCAACGAGATCAAGAAGCTGAGCCTCATCGCGGTTAGCACGACGATCACGACCAGAGATAGCTACAGGCTCATAGCACTGCTTGATGGCGAACCGGAAAGCAGTGAAATCGTCGATAGCATCAAGGTTAAACGAAGAGAATCCAGCGTAGAATCCGCCTACAGCCGAATCATTGTACATGATAGGCTTGCGTAGCTCATATCCACCGCTGAAACGTCGCACTAGTCCCTGCTCCTGCAAAGCTGCAAGAACTGGGTTGTGGTGCATAATCTCATCAGCAATAGCGTCGCTCTGATCGAACAGAGTTGCTACTACTGCTTCTTCTAAATTAGCCATAAATTAAACTCCAAAAGATTAGCTACCGGTGAACCGGCGCTGCAAATTATCGCGTAGTGATGCTGCTTTTATGCGGGGAGTGCCGCTTCCTGCGGAGCCCGATATGGAACGACTCGCGGCTTTCGCTCGCTGAGTCTCTTTTTGAGCTTGTTCGACAACCTGCGGCGCTTCGAATTTACTTCGTAAAGCGGAAAAGGTTGGATCGCCTAAAGTGACAAAATTATAAGCTCGCTCAAGGATCTCTTGAGGTTCGCCACCTTTTGCACTTAAAGCCGCTACTATTGGTTCCATAGCATCCTCCAACTGTGCGGCGGTGCCTGGGTCACGAAAAAGCGGCTTGCTCTTTATAAACGATTGTACGGTATTATTGCGCTGCTCCGCAAGGAAACTTTCTTGCTGCTGCTGAATTAACGCATCTACCTTTTCTTGGGCGATACGCTCGGCATCTGCTTGAGTCAAATAACTTTGCTGCTGCTGCGGTTGCTGTTGATAGTTTCCGCCCTGAATATACCCATAAAGGTCATCAAGGGTGATCCCATAGGAATCCAAATACTCTAACGCCGTTTGGGTAGGGTTAGCTTTCATAGCTAGATCCCATTCAATCGAACGCTTTGTTACGTCAGCAATACTTATGCCATCTCGTGCATACTCTTTTTCATAGCCGGCTACGGCATCATAAACCGCTCCAATTTTTTGCCTGGCTTGCTCCAATTCGGATGTTTGCCGCTTGTAGTCATTGCGGGTTTCATAAGCCCGTCGGCTAAGGTACTGCTGCAAAATATGGTTATTTTGAGCAGTCGGGTTGAGAAAAGCCTCCCGCTCTTCCTTATTCATATCCGGCGGTGGTGCTACCACTACTTTCTCCGGTTGAGCTGCTTTTGGCTCACTTTGTGTGCCTACCTCAGCATTTTGCTCAACTGGCTCACTTTGTTTAGCGGGCTCTACCCGTGCGCTTTCGTCCTTAGCATCGAATTTCTCTTCTAGTTTTTCACGAAGGGAAATCCCTACTTTTTCAGTCGGCGCTACTACTTCGGTCTCGGTCTTTTCAGCGGTATTATCGTCCATTTCTGTACCTTTCGATTATTTGCCCTTTAAGTCGAGCTACTAAATTGTCTTCACGCCTGGACTGCTCTTTCTCCGGCGAATAGCCGTTATCATAGGCAGTGCCCACCTCTATTGCTCCATGCGCCTTATATTCAGCGCGTAAAGCTGTTTTAGACGTATAATACTTTCCGCTTATCGGCGACCGTGTAGGTGCCATTTCATCGGTAATGATATTGCGATTGCAGTATGAAAGATCGGCATCGTTAAAGGGGTCATCCTTGCCAAATACCTTTTCCCCTAGTGTTCCAAATCGTGACGGCCAGCTCATAAATCATCCATTAAAAGGAACAGTTCTATAAACTCTTCATCATCCTCGGTTATATTGTCACTGAGGATTACATTGTTAGGGAGGTAGTATTTATCCCTTAGCGCCTTACCTACTTCATCCTTACGCTTTCTCCGCTTCCTTTTACCCATTGGGCCTTTCCAGGCATCAGAGGTATCAGGTTGAGGCGCTACTCCAGTTCCAAACCCACCAGGCAAACCAATGATGGCATGAAGAAAGTTCTGAAAACCTCCGTTAATCACTGTTTAGCCCTGTGATTGGTTGCGCCGCTGGGTCGAGGGTTACAGTCCTGGTTCCAAGGACGGTAGTATCATCGCTTTTAGTCACACTAAGCGCGGTGCCAGAAACTTGAGTATTGTGCACCGCCTGGGCAATCATGCCGTAGAGCGAGCGAAGAGCTAAGGCATCCCCCTCCGTGCTGGCCTCCACGTTGGCGGTAGACCGCCGGAGGATGATGTCCGCAATCTTGGTTATATCGCTTTCTTTAAGCACTTCAGCGCCAAACGTGCCAGGGTTATTGAAGCTAGCAGCTAGTGCGTTCCAGACGTAAAAAGCTACGTTCGCGGTCGTGAGGGTCGCTCCCGTCACGGTGATATCTGCGCTCATGTTGCCGTTTGCAGTAAGGCTTGAGGTAGAGCCAACCGTACCGTTGCCGGTCAAGCCAGCGACAGCGGAGGCCAAGGCGCTTAAAGCAGCAGTAATACTACCCTGCCCAGCCAGAGATGCAGCAGCCTCCAGCTTCCCTGTAATCGCCGCAGAGATTGTCCCTGAGCCGGTTATCGCAGCAACCGCAAAAAGGATAAGCTCAAGCGCAGCATTGCTAATATTGCCTGAGCCAGTCAGACCAGCATTAGCATTTAGTCCACCGGCCAAATTCGCAGCAGTGACCTCTCCATCTCCCAAGATGGCATTTCGACTGGCTAGACCACCAGAGCGCGTTGCCAAAAGCCAGGCTTGCGGATGCTGATTTCCATCGGGAATAGAGCAGCGCTCATCCGTGATGCCCTCTCCGACGGAGATATTCCGTTGAACGTTCCCACCCCAAAAATTGCGGTAGCTTTGAAGCGTAGAGCCCCGATAGGTGACGCACACCGCTCGCGACCTGACACCATTTTGCACTAGCGCCATCCGGCATCAACCCCAACCAAAATCAAGCGAGCCATAAAAATTTGTTGATGCAGCAGTCGCGTTACCCGCAAAATACAACCACACCAAACACGCGCCGTCGATAATTCGCGGCAAGGACGGAAGCTGGTTTAGCAGGTCACGCTCCGCACTCACAGAGGTCACTGCGAGCGGCAAAGTAATGAGAGGTCGAGCCAAACAAAGCGCCCCAGCGCCAGCACCCGACGCTGCGGAAAATGTAATGTTAGCTACGGTGGACACTCCGGTATCACCGGATGCAAGCGGCAAGAACGGGCCATAGTTGTTAGCGGCACTTCCGCTGTGCGTGATATGCTGCGCGATTGCCGATGCTGTACACGCTACTGTTACAGGTAAAGAGCGTCCTGATGTTGGCGTACTATTGGAATAGCTCAAAGAAATGTTGTGAGCCGTAGCTCCCGATGCGCTTGTCTGCACAAAAAACAATCTGCACCCTGCGCCGTTCGTGTAACGGAGCGTCGGAGTACCCGTGAGAGTTTGCAGCGTACCTGAGTTGGTGCTGATTCCAGGCCAATACCCCTGGAGGTCAATCAACATTAACTGAGCTGGCACTCCAGTCGAAATGCCTGTGAGCGCACTCATGTTCA